ACAGATATAATAGACCTGCAAACGATTTTGAAGCATCTATAAATGATTGTGCAAAAATGTTTACAGTAAAACATATTGCAGAAAGTTTGTTAAATGTTGAAAAATGGAAAGTAAAAGATTTATTAAGAATTAAAAAATCTTGTTTGTACTCTCAATCAGTTGTTGAAAATTACAAAGATAAAATTCTTGACGCATGGAAAGATCAAGATTTAAAACAACTTGCCAATTTAGATTATATAGCTTTAATTGATTGGAAACATCACACAGAAATATTAGAAAGAAAATCAGCATAATTAAACAAATAGAAAGCGAGAAATAATGGAAATACAAAAAAATGAAGTATGTTCTGATTGTTATAGTGATGAAATAGTTATCAATCCAAATAATACAAAACAACTTGAATATTGGTGTTGTAATTGTAGAGATATAACATCAACAGAAATAAAAGAAAGCGAGGAAATAAATGATTGAAATATTTTTAAATGCACCAATGGAATTGAAAGTTCTTATTTCTTTTGGTGTATTATCTATAATATGGTCATTAAATCGCCACAATTAACCAATAAAAAGGAAACTATGACAAATAAATTACAAAATAAAATAGATGAGTTAATCAAGCTAGAAGAATTGCACAATATAAAAGAGCAATACAGACAGCATGAAAAGACAAAAGGTTTATATGAACAAATAGATTTTATACCTTTACCGCAAGATATAATTGATAATGCAAATACAGATTGGGAAGATTAAATGACTGAATATCAAAAAATAGAATGGGTACATAGCCAATTATCAGAATTAATAAATGGTGTTGATGTTGATTTAAAAACAATGCAATTATTTATTGAAGATATTAGAGAAAAATATTTTGATAATAATGGTGATTTAATTAATGAATAAACAATTAACGCAGCAACAAAATTTAGATGAGTTAATGAAACAAACTCTTTTAAATATATTAAGTGCTAAGGGAATAATTTACACTTACTATAAAAATAAAAAGTTAAATAAATCTTAACTTTTATTAGGTGTAGGTGCTGAAACATCTTCAGCATTTACATCAATTAAATCATTATCACTTTCCCAACTAATAGTCATTTCAGTTTTTTGATCTACCTTTTGAACCTTATTATCCGAATACAAATCAGTAATTTTACCAGCGATCCATTTAACAAAATCAGCTTTACGAGTTATCCATAGTATCTGATTAGGATTTTCAAGTTCTTGATGATTAAATATCTCAAGTAATCTATCAATAGAAGTTTGAATACCTAACTTTCTAGCGTCTAATACTTCTTGTTCAATCTCGGGATTTTTTTTTAAGATACGATAAAATTTCCCTAAGCTGATCCCCATTGGGTTTGTGATTTTGGATTCTATACAATGAGTTAATGTATTTCCCTCTATTAATGAATCGAGTATGGTAGGTAGATTTTTCTTTACGTTCAATTCTAGGTCTAAGTTTTTCTTCATAGTAGGTGTTAAAGGCTTCTTCGCTGAGGTCTTTGAATTGTTTGAGTGATCTAAGTTGTTTTTTTCTTGTTTCATGTGTATAGTTTGGTTGTTGAAATCCTAAAGTACTCTGAAAACCATGAAAACGACACAAGTATTTGTTGTTTTTGCACATAAAACCTTTAGCCAAACATGGTTTACCATCACGTCTAAGAGATTGACAGAATACTTTTGATTTAGGTCTACCAGCCATTATTTTTTAGGATTGCCTTTATAATCTAAATTGTTTCTTTTATTAAATTCAACTTTTTCTCTATACCTATGGTTAGATTGTTTTTTAATCTTAGTTAGTTCATTGATTACCTTTTGTGGGTGGACATATTTTTTATTTTTTTCGGCAATCAATTCCTCTTTCCTATTCATAGCAAGTTTTACATAATATGGGTTCTTAGTATCCTCTTTTAGTTCTTCGGGGGGGAGCTTCGCTAAATGGTCTATTATAGATTCTTTATCACCTTTATAAGTACCTACTATTTTATCTATATTACTAATGTATATTGCTTCTACTAATACTGATCTTTTTTTCACATATGAGTGATCTTTTTTATACATATTTGATTTAGGAGTGTATAAAATTGATCCATCTGATTCTGATTTGATAAATAATTGATTAACTTTATAAGATTTACCAGATCTACCTCGCACAGTAGATATAATATTTAATTTTTCTAAAGTATCTAAGGTGCGTCTGACAGTTATTCTGGATAGTTTGGTATCTTTAGCAACAGTAGAGTATCTCAAGCCACACTCATAATTATTCTTTTTCCATGCGTGTTTCATTAAAGATAAATAGCAATTTAGTGCATGGGATTTTTTCACCCCAGATAACTTGTCTAAGTGTCCATACAATTTATAAGTAATATGTAGAAAGGCTCGGCTATTTTGCATGGGTACAGACCTTTTCATGTTTGGAGTGGATTGACCTTAAAACATCTACCCACTCGGCTTCGCAATGGGTGTTTAATGGAGTTCTAATAGGGTGTAGTTGGCTAACTCGGAAGGATAGGGTGTCGGTGGTCGCTTCTTTGTAATAGACCAAAAAAACAGGCACATTTAAAGATTTACCAATCTCTTCTACTATGTTGGTGTATTTTTTTTTATCGGAATTAGTGTCGTATAAATGCTCAATCACAGCTAAGACTTTCCAACAGCCTTTGTTCTGACATATCTCTACAGAATCAATATCAATCATAGCAATCCCATCATATTTTCTATGAAATTTAGAATACAAATCCTTATCAAAGTATTTAGCGTGTCGCATTGTTCCCTATTCTGTTTTTTCTAATGCTTCTTGTAATTCTTTTATCTGTTCTCTTAATTTTTGTATTTGAAAATCTTTTATAGTAGCGTGAGTTTCAAGTAAATCTATTGTTTTTTTTAATTTTTCTATTTTATCAGCATCTTCAAACATACCAGCGTTTGTCATTATACCCCCTTTATTTTTTTAATTGATACTATTACAGATGTAGGTATTATAACTGTGCTACCTATATCTTCCATAATAGATTTTTCTTTATGTTCAATATAATCTCTAAACAATCTAGTCACACCTTTTTCTTGACTAAATAAATAACCTTTAGATACTGCAACTGGTAATTTTTCTTTAGCTAATATATCTAATGTACTCCAACCATCATCTCCCTCTATATCAAGCCATCTAACTTCTACAAAAGGATAAGTAGATATATCTCTACTCAAATGTTTTGTTTTTTTAATTTTCAGTTTCGTACCACGCTTCATATAAATCCTTTATGGTTACTTTATTATTAGTTATCTCTATTATTTTCTTAACCATTGCTGGGTTAGGAAATCTTTTTACATTTGCTGTCAAACACCAACGATTTACGCTTGTTCCGGGATTTTGTCCATGAAGTCCTAGCATTTGTCCAAAGACATAATAAGATAGTTTCTTATCTTTTCTATATTGTTCAAGTGTCATAATTCCTTTGTTAATTGATCTAATATAGAGGTATATATTATATATTTAATTTGACAACAAGTTTTATTAGTTTATAAGTGTGTAAAAAACAAAGGAACTAAATGATTAAAACAGAAGAACAATTAATAGAAGAAGCGTTTGCATTTTATAATGGTGGTAAAGGATTAGATCATTGGTCTTATTCCTCTACAAGTTCTCCATTTTCTAAAAACATTATAGGTTATTCTTTTCCACAAGAGGTTAGAAGAAAGTTTGCTTTTAGATATAAACCTACGTTTGGAAATTTAGTTAATAACACAGTACAAAGACTTATAGCTGATGTTATCTGGAGTTCTAAAACAATAAAAGAAACTGAATGGGATAGAGATTATAAATTAAATTTTGAAAAAGAATTAAAAATTATAAAAGATAAACCACCGGTGGATGCAAAGGATGAATTTGCTAGAGAGGAAATGATTAACTATGCTCATGATTGTGTGGCTGTTACTAAAAAAGTTGCTCAAGATATTATAGGCAAAGAAAAAATGGTTTGCGAAAGATATGTTGAACACAAAGAAATGACAATGATAAAACCTATCATTGGTCGTATAGATTATGAAAGTAAAACTAAATTTATAGAATTAAAAACTAAGCCACCTAACATTAGAAAAATTAAAAACAAAGAGGAATGGAAAATGAGTACGCAACCATTACCTACTGAGCCTACGTTTGATAATTTAACTCAAACAGCTTTCTACTTTTTTTGTACTAAGAAGATACCTTATTTAGTTTATGCGAATGACAAAGAACATATTATCTTTGACCAATCACATGAACTAATGAAGAAAGACCATCTGGAACACCTTTACTTTAAAATGTGTGAGAAGATACTTTTCTGGGAGAAGATGATTATGTTTTGCAAGGGTAATTTACAAGAACTTGCAATGATGTGTGAACCACCAGATTTGAATCATCCTTTTTATTATAAAGATTTGGCAGATGTACAATTACAATTAATCAATAAACTATGGGGAATGAAAACATGAAGAAAAATATATATCAAAAATTACATCAAGCGTGTTTAGAAGCTAAGGGTGTTAAAAAAGGAGATAAAGTAAAAGGTATGCACTTTAATCCATTAGAGCATGACGCAACACAAGATGTGGCTGTTCAAGCATTATTAGATAATGGATTGTACGCAACCTGTAATTACTTAACTGAAATTGTGGAAGCAAGAAATGTAGTAATGGTTATATGTACCATGAAAGTCCATGACATTGATGAGCCTACAAGTTTTATACTTGTTGATGGTTGTTCGGCAATGGCTGGGATTGATAAATTTGGGACGGGTCAAGCCATGTCATACTCACGAAAGTATGCGTTCTTAAATCTTTTAAATCTTAAAACTGGAATAAAAGATGATGATGGTTTTACAGCTAAACCATTTAAACAAAATTCTGTGGAGAAATCTGCAGAGCCTACATACATGGATGATACTGTGGATGTGGAAGAAATAAAGAATGAACTTAAAAATGCTAAGAACCTAAAAGAGTTAGGTAGTGCAAAAAATAAGCATAGAGATAGCGTTCATTTTTTACTTAAAAACAATTTGCGATCTTACAGACAAATAACAGACATTGCTGAAAGTCGTGAATTACAATTAAATAATGTTCAACAATAGTTGATGATAACAAAAGGAAATAACATGAATGAAGAAGTAGTATGGGTAAACGTAGTACCTAATGAAAATAAGACAGCAGACAATCATCCAGATTGGGTAGCACCAGCTAATCCTAATTCACCAGAAGGTAAGAAATGGACTATTGGTGTTAAGATAGGAGAAACTTGGCATAGTCAAGCCGGTTGGAATACTAAAGATGATGCAGGTAATTTGACAGGGGGAATTAAATTTAAATTAACTCCTAACTCAGCAAACTCTGCTTCACAATCACCAGAAAATAAAGGGTTTCCAAAAGCACCTATTTCTGGTAATAAACCAGAATACAAGTTTTAATTAAAAAAAGAATTTGTATAGTCTTAGAGGGGTTTTTTTCTTTCTTAGTTCCCTTCGTTAGTTTTCCTCTCTAAGACACAAAAAAAATATGAAATATATAAACAGAGTTGTTAAATTTTTATCAAATATTTATTTGTGTTTTCTTTTTATATTGGCTTTGCCTATAATTATTATACATAAACTTTTATTTAAAAAATAATGGATAAAAAAATTGCAGATTTAGATAAACAAATTAAAGCTAAAATAATAGCTGATCGAGAAAAAGATTATGGTGATTATCAACATAATTTTTTTATGTTAGCTGAAATGTTTACATTAATATTAGCAGATAATTTAAAAAAAAGAATTAAACCACACCAAGTAGGTCATATTATGATGGCATTAAAACTTTATAGATCAACTAGAGGATATAAGGCTGACAACTATCACGATATGGGTATATACAATAACATGGCATTTGAATTACACAAAAAAGAGGTTGCCAAAAAGGATAAATAATGTCAAAATACATAAGAATCAAAAATGGAGAATGTAGTTTTATACTAACAGAAGAGTTTGATTCAGTAGAGAAGGCTGCCAATGGTTCTAATAATGGAACAAATGCAGAAGTAAAAATCGATAATATTAAAGTTGATTTTACAACAGTAAAAAAGGAGCAAGATGACGGAAACAAAAAATCGTCTACAAAGGCTGATGGACAAGCAAAGGAAAAAGAGTGAGTTGTACATTGCTTCAGTTCAGAGAACTAATAGGTTAAAAGCAGAAAGCTATAACTTATATTTAGAGTGTGCCAGATGTAGAGAAGAGTTAATGACAGCTTAGTTATTAATTTATTATAAAAAAAACAATGGGAAAGTAAGGGGATTCTATGACTAAAAATACAAATTTCAATGAGATTAAACTTGCAATGAGAGCAGGACATTACCAAGATTTAAATACAAGAGAACAAAAAATATATAAAAACGCATTTGTTAATGGTTATAAGTTAGCCAAAAAACATTTAAAAGAAAATGGTTATGACTTGGTAAAGATTGTAGGCTATTCTTTTTCTTCTCCACAAAAAGCAACTATAGAAAATATTGTTGATTATATTTGTAAAAGATATGAAGTATCAAAGGTAGAGTTGTTGAGTAAAAAGAAAACATTAGATATTGTTAGAGCAAGAAACATTATTCATAATTTGCTATCAGAAAAATACAAAATGAATTTATCAAACATTGGTAAATATTTTAAACAGGATCACACTACAGTATTACACTCAATAAAAATGAAATCTAATAAGAAAAGATATTGGTCAGAGGAGCAAACTATATGGCAAGAGTTTCAAGAAATAAAACAAGCGTTGTAGGTATCAATTGGAATCTAAGATATAGATTAAAGATAGAAGATCAAGAGCATACTATAGATGATCTTAGGTCTTACATTAGACAGTTAGAAAGAAAGAATAAAAAACTACTTCTTAAATCCAGCTAACATAGACTTGTAAGACTTAGCACTTACAGTAGACTTAGCTTTTGTGTTTGATGTACCACTAGCTTTTTTTTTGTTCATATTATAATACAAACCTTTTTTAGCCATCTTACCAGATTTTGTTTTGTGATAACCCGGCATTAGTTTTTCTTTTTAGGTTTAGATTGCATGATCTTTTTCTTCAAAGTTGAAGGCAAAGTTTTTTGTTTAGATGTTAATTTACTTTTTACTTTTGGTTTTCCGTACATAGTTATATCTCCTTTTCGTAAGTGGCATCTTCTGCCATTGATTGTTTTTCTTTAATATACTTATCAAAACAACTACCATCTTTTCCGTCATGGCAAAAGTGTTTTTTTTCTGCGTTCACAATCCAGCCACCAGCATCACTTAACATTTCTTTTTGACACACGTTGCACCACCCCGCAGCCATTACTGATTTAGCTTTATTCCAAATTTTATTTACCATTTTTTGCAACTCCAATACCCTGCACTTAGTATACTTTTTTTAGTATTACATTTATGTCTAGCTCTAAATGATTTTCTTCTAGCTGGATCAGATTTACCAATGGTCATGTTGGCATCACCATACCTAATAAGTTTTACTTGATCTCCAGACTTAGCAAGTACAGAAAATTTTTTAGTTTTAGTTCTGTCATTCTTAGGTTTATTATAACCAGCAAATTTTTCACCTCTATAATCTATACTCATTTTAGTATAAGTTTTACTATTGATTTTTCACCCATATATATTTCTGTTTCTGCTTTAGATTTAATACATTGATATTCTACATTAGCATTATAAACTCTATTGGCTATTCTTTTACCCTTTAAACAATGTGACATAGATTCTTGTATTCTATGCTCACGAATTTCTCCATTAACAATCATCAATAATGCTACAACTACTTCAACCATGACTACCATTACCATTTTGTCTTACTTTATCTTTTATTTTTTCAATATCATTTAATGCTTTTTCTAATTGTTTAGTTACAAATTCTATATTAATTTTGTTGTGCATCATATCTTCTATTCTTTTTTCTAATTTTTCAGTAGTCTTATATAAATCTTCTAACAACATAAACTGCTCAGAATCCACAGTAGTCTGTTCAGATTTTTTTAATAAATCTGAGTTCATTAATTCTCTTGATGTTTCAAGGCTAGTTAATCTTGCTGTAATTTCTGTGTAGGCAAACGTACCTGCCACAATAGCAAAAATTATTCCAATCATATTTTTGATTGGCATACTTACTGGTGTGTCTTGTGATATTTTCATGGTGTAGGTATTGGCAATTCTCCTGTTAAGTCTTTAGGTATTATTAATTTTTTTTTTGATCCTATAAATTTATCTCCCATTATTTTAATCTCTGGGTTTTCTTTTTTGTAATCATCTTTTAATTCATCCCAAAGACTACCTTCGGGACTTTTATTTTCTGGAATTACTATACCAGAACATTTCATAACAATTAAGTGAAAGTTTGGATTGTATTTTAAAGTGGGATTCTTATTAACTTTACCACACATTTTCATTAACTCTAATTGTTGTTTTAATTCTATATTTTCTTGCTGTGTTTTTTTAAATTCTTTTGTACAAGCTGAACCTAAATAATGTCTGTAAGTTAAACTTAATGAATCTCTTCCATTATC